GCTTGACAAATCAATAGTAGCAGCAAGGGCAGGTGGAACTTGTGGGGCAGGCATGACACCAACCGCCCCTATAGGCAAGTCTTCACCGTCAACCGTTTTTCTGTTTTGCAGCAGGTACGGGTAATTATTATCTGCCCCGTTAAGCTCGTACATATCAGTGAACCCGGCTATTTGCTCAGGGAAAAATATGGGTTTTTCTCTCGGTGACTTTGAAAATAAGTCTGTCAAGTATGATAATGCAAAATCCCTGTTCCTTTGTGGATCTTTTGCAAGCCTGGTCACACCTTCATAATGAATTTCACCCTCAACAATAGCATACTCTCCATAAATAGGAACAACCGGGATGTTAGTCCCGGCTATTCGCTCACCACCACGCTCACCAGTTTGACTATTGATCTCACCATTTAGTATCTCTGCACCGGACGCTATATATTTCCTTATTTCCCATGTGTCTATGGTCTTATCTTGTGATTCGTCTCTTACAAATCCTGCAGCCTCAAGCTCATCAATCACAGCTTCGATAGCTTTCTCTCGATATACTGCGGTTTCACCAAACGGATCAACCATAGTTATAATAGTTTCTTTAACTCGTTCCCTATGATAAAATTCAACAACGTAAATCTTTTCACCTTCACCTGTTATCCATGGAAAAGTATAGGATTGTTCAGGATGTGCAAAAGAATCAGGGTTAATATCAGTGTCTTCTCCCGTCAATTCTTTGACAAGCTCTTTATAGCCATCTGCTGAATATGCGGACAGGAAAGTGTAATAGTTAGCGTCTGACTTGTCTATCTTTTTTGCGTTCGGATCCCAGAAGCCATTATTGTTTGCCTCATATACTGCTTTCCTTGTTATTATCTGCTTTTTATCACCCGTTATATTGGATTTATATTTAGTCTCAAGTATCCAAGCACCATATCCGCATACAACCGCTTCCTGTTCACCCACTCCAAAGGATTCAATACTATCGTTATTGTTTGCATCACGCCTATATAAACCATCCGCTATATCTGCAACCTCTTCCGGTGTATCGTTGATTGCTTCAAAATCATTCTGCACCGGATTGGATACGAGTTGACTTAATATGTCCCGGCCTGCACTCCTGATCATGTCAAACTCACCTCGATACTCAAGCTCTGAGTCTGACCATGTTTGATCATCCCAGTGCGTTATCCAGTAAAACAGGAGATCATCTGATGCTCTCTCCCTTGTCACCTGGCCTGAAACAAAGGCTTTCTCATGCAATCTTTTAAGTTGACTTAATTTTAAACTCATGTTATTATCGTCCCATTCAATGACTTTGAATACAAATATAAAGGAGAACGCTTATGCCCACTTATAATTTTATTGATCTTACCGGAAAACGATTTGGAAGGCTTATAGCCCTTGAAAAAACTCCAAATAGTAAAGGCAAGACTATGTGGAAATGTATATGCGACTGCGGCAGAATCGTCATTGCCAGGGGTGAACATATAAGAAATGGAGCTACAAAATCTTGTGGCTGTTATTCTAAAGAAACTCATACAAAACATGGCAAATCCAGAACACCTGTTTATAAGGTGTGGCAAAAAATGAAAGACCGCTGTTACAATAAAAACAACCCTGCTTATAAAAATTATGGTGCCAGGGGTATTTATGTTTGTGCGAGATGGAGAAAATCCTTTGAATCTTTTTTTAAAGATATGGGACACCCTTCCAAAAAGCTTACGATTGACAGAATAGACAATGACGGCCCTTACCGGAAAAACAATTGCAAGTGGTCTACACGCATGGAACAGGTTACAAATAGAAGAAACAATCACATGGTTACAATAGGGAACAAAACACAATGCCTTAAACATTGGTGCAATGAACTTAATACACCTTATCAAACCGCTCTTGTTAAATTTAAAAAAGGCAAACCGTTCTGTGATTTCTTTTAGTGTGAGTGGCATTGTTATTTCCTGCCGATATCTATATATAAGGTAGGTGTGCCGGAATCAGCCTTTACCCACAATATCCCACCATCACTATCTATTTTAACACAATCATTACCGTACGCAGTATCAGCAGGTATACATTTTTCACCAGTCCCAGACGCATCAGACGCAATACAAAAAGCTGTTCCATCTTTTGTCCAAACTAAAATTGGGACACAGGCGTTTGGAACTTCCCCAGTCATTGATACCTTGGCGTATGACGTTGACAGTGTGGCCTCAACCGCATTGTCTATAATTGCGTTTGATATGCTCACTATTAACCCAATTACACCCAAAATAATTAAACAAACTTTTATTCTCATCTTTTTCTCCTGCCTTTCGGTCTTATCGGTGTTGGTCTTTTAAATTCAATCGGTTTATTGTTTATATCACCAGCTTTTTTGGCATACCGCCGCATCATATAAGCATATCGCCCACCGTCAAGGATATCATCCATAATTTTCACAATTTTTCCTTTTTCATCCCGGTGATACTGTCTATGCTCTTCCATCAAGGCCGGTTGGCCTTTAAATATTTTATATGTCCCTTTTCTTTGCCTATCAAGAATCTCATACAATCCTGCTTCAACCGAGACTCCGCCTTTAGGCCATGTGGCGTGCTCAGGTAATAGTTTAAACCCGGCTTTGATCCAGTTTTCTTTTTGCTGCATAACTACGTCTTTACCTTTTTCGTGTTGCAGCCCGTCTTGTGGCCATGCGATAGGCACGTTTTTAATCCAAGCCTTAGTAGCTCCATAAGCATCGTTTGCGCTTACTTTTGCCTGCTTCCATGAGTTGACAAAATAAACAATATCATTATCAGGGTCAATGGCAAGCTTAACAATTGACTGTGGATGATCCCATCCAAAGTCAATGCCGCCGATCACAGACCAAAAGTCTGGAATGTCAAACGGTTCACACGTTACAAAGTCATCAGCTATATCATAGATCCGGCCATGGCCAAGCATCGGTTCACCTTCTGACCTCATTTTGCGTTGGTATTCTGGATATTGAGCAAGCAGCCTGTCTTTTTTTTCTTGTGTCATATGTGGGGCATCGTTCCACCCTACCTGCATATAAGATTGTTTGGGTGTCGGTGTGTCACAGAATTGTATTACAAGCTCAGTCCTGCCGTTTTCAGGAGTGAACGTATATATTATTCGACCACCACGCCCACGGTCACCGTTTATTGTCCTGGTTAAAAGCTGTGGCCTGATTTTTTGGTCTTTTGGCTCCTCGTCCACGTGCACCCAATCAACAACATCACCCATAATTGCGTGTTGCCCTTGGGTATACGACCAGAATTGTATGACTGACACCCCAAACTTATGTTTAACTCTTACCGTCCTCATCGCATTGACAGTGCCTTGCGCCGATTCGTAAGAATGTATTTTGTCTTTTGGTATCAACCCACCAGCGAATCCGTCCTGGGGTGTAAATGCTCCAAACAGTTCGTTTTGAAGCAGATCCCTGGTTTTCTCCATCGAGTACCCAAGTCCCCAGCACATAGGTGCGAAATCAAACTTGTGCCCTGGATAATTATCAGGATATTCACCCGTTAAGTGATATGCGTCCATGGTTTTTCCTACACGAGTTTTCCCCACTTGATTCGCTGCCACAAGGCTTGATTCAAAATGATCTTTGGTGCTTGCACAGAACTTAACCTGCCAGGGATAAAAAGAATCGTAATACCTTTGAAGTTTAGCACTATCAAACCGTCGCTCTTTCTCTTCAAGCAATCTCAAGAGCTGAATCTTGTCCTCCCGGTTGTCCGGTATTTTAAGAGCCGTTTGCATTTAGTTTATCAAACATCGCCTTTATTTTGTTATCTATTTCGTCGTCTGTTTTGTTTTCAAATGAATGCTTATTATTAACGTCAACCTCTGTTTTGTCTGACCATGGCAACGGTGACTTCCTGAACCTGTTTTTTACGTTCATAAACCAAAGGGTTGAATTAAAGTCTCTTTCCTCTAATTTCGTTCGACCTTTCTTCTCCCACCAGGCTTGCGAAAGAAGCTCTCCTTTTTTAATGGCATCCGAAAACTGTTTTATATAATATCTTGACTCTGGCGTTACCCACTCGTAAAAAGTTGAATACGAGATGTCTATTGCAGCACATACTTCTATCCTACTTGCGCCATCTTTCATTAAGTCAATAGCTACCTTACAGAACGTCTTTTTATACTTTGACGGTCTTCCGTTTTTTTTATTTTTTAAATTAGACGGCATAACCTGGCACCCTTAGACAGCCAAACCCCTGTAATGGTATTTGCTGGCCTTTTGGTTTTGTATGTTTAATGACTGTCACTTTTATTTTATCGAGTTTTTCTTCGGTTATATAATTACACATTTTAATTTTATGTTGATTTTTAACTATTGTCAAGCAAATAACAGGAAATCTATGAAATTAATAGCAATTAGCAGGAAATCGGTGATATACGCTTTTAATCCCCTGTCATCATGTTATATCAGATTTGTGTTTGTTTTATGTATGATGTAATTTTCATTTAACATTAATCATAAAAGGGGGGAAACATGATCAAAACAAAAAAACAATTAAAAACGGCAATCAAGGACGCTGGGCAGGCATGGAAGGATTTGGCCATCACGTCAAAAGAAATGGCTGCCGAGATAAAAAGGGCAGTTAAACAATATGAGCTTTGGATTTATAGAAATAAGGAGAATAAAAAATGAAAACATACACAACAACATTAAACCAGGCGATCTATTTCTCTAGAGATTTTAAATATATAGAGAAATGGAGAGACGATAACAATATTGACATTGTTTTTTTTGAAGGTAACGAAATTGAGTTACCTTCAAATGCAAAAAAAATAGCAACAGGTGTTTTTGCTGTTTGTGATCGCTGGAAAACTTTAGAGACTGATATTGAATACCAGGAGCCTGACCCGTTTGATTATCACGCTAATGATTTGCACGATACATGGAGGTTTTAACCATGAAGACCACGCTTGATAAAATCACAACAGATATATGTATATTCATAGCCGGGGTCATGGCTGGATATGCCTGGGCATTTATAGTTTATTTTTAAGCAATTTTAAAAGCCCCTTAGACCATTTAAGGGGTTTTTTTATTTATATTCCACGTCCTGGTATTTTTTCCCACACTCTCTGCACACCCATGTATAAATTATTTTATCTTTATGCTCTGTCATTTTTTTTATTCTCATTTGTTTTTGGCAGTGTTTACATTGCATTTTTTAATCTCCTT